AATTTCACAAATTCTTGTAAAAGTGGTTCGAGTGTAAAAACCTTAACTTCGTGTGTTGAAAAGTAAACGTGTACAACGTGTTCGTATATTTTTGTAAATAAACAATCACCTTCGTATTTATTTCGTACTATATGAGATGATATATCGTGTATATGTAGAAAACATTGTATAGCCGAATTAAAATAACACGTGTTTCCAATGTTTGTAAAACCGTGCATCTAAAAAAGGTGTATAAAAAAGGCTTAAGAAGAAGACGCGATACATAAATGTAAGAAAATATGAACGTACATAAAATTTGTGATACAATTCAACCAATCCTTGATAAACACAAGAATGAAGAACATGTCGAAATGGAATTCCGTCTCGGTAAATATAATGGTACATTCTTTGATACGAATATAGGTGAAAAGATGTATATTAATCTATTGAAAGGTCTTAATAAATATGCTGGATGGGATCGCATTGAAACGTCACAAACGGACGTCTTTTTTCGTGAAAAGGATAATCTTCGTATAACAATAGATGAAACTACAAATGATGAAACTATCGTGAAAAAAGAACGGGTGCATATCGAAGATTTTAAACAAATCAAGGATACACCTTTTGATATACGGTTTGCCGTATGTAAAGAAATTCCTATGGAACACGATTATGAAAGTGAAATGGATGGTAAAAAAACGAAAACACGTACCTCGTATATTCGTAAAAATGTATCTATTGATATGACATCTATTTCAGGTAACACTCAAGATATGGATTCGGAAGATCCATTTACATACCAAATTGAATTCGAAATTATAAAACCTCAAAATGTTGAAGATAAGGATACATTATTTAATATTATTCATAAAATAAAAGATTTATTTATCATGTTAGAGTAATTTGTATAATTATAATGTTACGATACTATATATTATGTTATTGGTTTGGATACTTGTAATTATAGTCGTATTATTTATTATGATACGTGAAGCTGATAATATTACAGGTGAAAGTGTGTCTGTTCTTGGATTTTCAACAAAATACTTTCATATATCAAACGGTGAATCTAAAAAAATGTACGAACAAATGCGTAAGGATGGTATACCCGATGAATCACTTAAAGAATTTATAATGATGGAAGATCGATTCCTTAATCTCGAACATTTATCGGTATGTACACAAACATCGAGAATAATTGAGGCATTTGGTCTTTCTAAACAAATAACAGATAATTTTCTCGGGTACGATTTCTCGTATCACTCGAAACACCTTAAACAAATTGCCGAACCACATAAACTTATAAATCGAAGTATAATATGTTTGTGAGGTACAAAAGCGTACGTCGATGGGTTCCCGGTTCCATCTTATGCATATTATCGTATATGAATAGCATAAGATTTTGGTCATCGGGGTCGCGATATGTTTCTAAATAGTCTCTAGCATTTTCAGAGTTTATAAAATCATCCGTACAATGGTATTCAATTTCTAATTTACCCATCTTACACTCACCTTTTCTTTCAATGCTTATATAATCTGCTAAAGTATAAAATATACTATCTATAATGCTCGACAAAATATATTTATCCCAACGATCTTTATAATCTATAATAAAGTCATTTGTATTTTGTCGGACACGGTTTAATATTAATTCCCTTGGGTCTTCCATCCTTTTATTTAGTTTTGCGGTTATTCTTTAACGCAGATGGTGTATTTTGTTGAAGTTGACGTTTTATCATAACGTAATTCTTTATTTTACTGCTATTAAGAGGGTACGTCTTTGGTAAATTTGTTGCGTATTTTATAACGTTATTTACCATATTTTTACCAAACTTACCGTATAACTTTTGTGCTTCATTTCGGAGAAGTTTTTTCTTAAGGGTGATTTCTTGGTTAAGTTTCATATCTTTGACCATCGCCTTTTTGATATCGTTCGCGACCATCTTTCGTATAACACCGTTACGTGACGTGACATTAAGAGAATTATTCTTTTCAGCCTTATTTAATTCTCTCTTTATATCACGCACATTTTTATCCAAATTCATAACTTTACCATACTTTGTCATCCACTTTTTACCATACATTTTAACGAGATCGTTTCTTATACCCGTATCATTGAGTTTTCTTCTCTGATTGACCGTGTTTCTATTTCTTCTCATTTTAAGTGCGGATTCCATTTCATTTGCAAGTGAATTTGGTGAATTTGCTGTATTTGGTTTATTCTGAAGTTTATCACATAACATTTTTACAGTATCCTTATCGTCAATCGTGATACCCTTAGATAATGCCATCGCAACGAGTTGGTCTTTTTTCATTGTTCGACACAATGTTCCGTCTATTTTTAAGTTGGATGTACCTTTCTCAATCGCATCCAGTGCCGAACATATAACATTTTTATTATTTTTTTCACGTATCCCGACAACACCCAACTTTTTAGCAACGTCGAGTAAAACGGGTTTTGTAAGTCTATCACACTTACGCCCACCTATTTTCATAGTACCATCTTTATCATATGAAATAGAAACGTTTTTAGGTGTACTTTTTTTCTTAGAAACACTCCGTTTCTTTGGGATTTTAAAACAGCAATCTGATCCCTGTGGGTTTTTACGAACTTCAAACCCATCTTTACATGGTGGGCGACGTGGTTTAGGACACGTTGATGCTTTTACACTTTTCATCATAGGGAGTTTTGGGGCATTTACATTACGGTTTACCAACCCCATTGTGTACCCTAAAACATGGAGTAGTTTTACCATATCAACACCTACTTTATACGCATTTTCAAGGTCATCTGGGTCACTTTCACCTTGAACTTGAATGACACCCGAACCAAGTTTTCCAGATTTAGACGATAAAACAAAATTATGGTCTTTATATATCATGTATAAAAAGGGTGTTGTTTCTGTTTCATAACTAATACTTTGAGCTTTTACAGGATTTTGTTGGGCAATTCTCGTTAAATCGAAGTTTACGTTTGTATTAAAGAACCCTGCGATATTGTTATATTCAATATCGTTATACAAAAAGCCCTGTTTTTGTGTATATGTATCAATTAAATATTTACGCAAAGCTTCTGGTTGTTTTTTAAGATTATTAGACCCTAAAAACCCACCCGAAAAACGGATTTTACCGTTACTGTAAATGACAAACGTGAATTTTTTCTGTTCAGTGCCGTCCATGCTGTAACCACTTAACTGCACTGAAAAGAATTCCTTTTTTAAATCACCCTTTAATCCAAAATTAGACGTGTGTATGGCACCTGTTTGAAACCTTCCATAATAACCTTTAATCTCGTTAAGATCAATGGTTAAACCAGTTGCTATTTGAGCATGACCCTTTGGTTTTTGTTTTAAAATGTATTGTAAGTCTACACGTTTTTCATCCTTTGAAAACTTTTTGTTTACAAGAACATTGTACATACCCGGGTGAAATTTTCCAATTTTGAGACCACCTTTTTTAGCTGGTACTACCTTGGATTCGGTCTGAATAGTCACATTCGAATTTTTTACAAATTGCCTGGGATCCATATCTTAATCTAACGTGATATTTTAATTAATACTCGTTACCAAATGTAATATCTTCATTCACTATATCTAAACCAAATATGAACGCCTGTCTGGGGTAATTACGCCCCTTATATGTGAGTGTTACTTCACGAACTTCTATTTCACGCTGACTGAACGGACCCACGTAAAAATCCTGAGTAAAACGAGGTTTTCCAAGATTATTTGCTTGACAATGTGAATTGAATAACGCGACGAATTCTTTTTGTGGACAAAATAATTCTTTCCCGTATTTTACACCTGTGGATTGCATGAAGTTTTCAAGTGTACTCGCAATCGTTGCGACTTGTTTTTGAACAACCTTGAAATATTCTGGAACGACGTTCCAAATATCTCGATCTGCATACTTTTGTGCGTATTCAAGATATGCACGAATACACTTTTGAAGTATGATGGGTAATTCTGTATCGAGTTTATATTCGAGTGTTGGGTCGGCATCTTTGACTTGTTTACCAAAGTTCCACGTAAGAATACGACGCAAAACACTACCTGAATTATCTTTCCAATTTGGAACTTCGTTACCACCGAGTACACCAGGTGTTGTCCATTCGAATGATTTAGCTTTTTCGTGTTTTACTGCGATGGATACGTCTTCACCAGACACAATAGATTGAAATTCAGCTTGTTCGAGTTGTAAATCACCTTTTACTTCTGGTGCTATGAACATGAATGCATCATAAATGGACGATAATCCAAACTTCTTTTCAACATTATTTGAAAGTGTGCGTACATCGTCAGCGTTATAGAATTTACGAAACACTTTTGTGATAAGCGTCGATTTACCAGAACGTGCAATACCTTTTAAGAAAGGTATAATCTGCCATGTATCTATATCATTTACATCAAAACATAAACGGCCACCCATAACATACATCCATTTAGATACATCCGAATCAAACTTTTGGTAATCGAGAACCGATTGGAAAAATGGTGTTGGAATATCATACCAGTTTTCGAGGTGTTCGTAATTCGTAAATTCCTTATCGAAATATTTACAACTTACAATGGTTTGATCAAGATTTTTAAATTCACGCGACTCGTACGTATAAAAGTTCGATTCATAGAGACCTGTTTGTGCCGACCACTCCTTACCTATAAAAATACCATTTTTAAATGACCATACATGCCTATTTTTAATAATCTCTGGAAACTGCATATCTTTACAGTGCGTTAAGTGTCGAATAACGTCGTTATAGGCTGATCCACGACTAGATAAATTTTTCCAAAGCTCGTATCGTGTCTCTTTCTGTGCAACCCCATAAACATATTCCTGTATTGTTTCGACCTGTTTCCATGCACGTGTATCTTTACCATCTTCGGTCTTAATCTGTGTACAACAGTACCCCTTGTATCTTTTAACATTCGTTTCGTAAAGGTTTTGTAAACATGCGAGAATTGCCTGTTGGTATGGTGCTAATTCCTCTATCTTTTCCATGGTCGAACACCTAAAAATAGATGGATCTGATTCTGGGTTTATGGGTACATACGTCGGATTATTGATACGTTCGTGTATACGAGCTGCCCTAAAAATAATTTGCCATGCATCGTCGACCTGATCAATAAGACGATTTATACGCATGGATATTTTCATATCTTCATCGTCTTCGGTATCTAAAAGTTTTAAAACTTCAGCCCGATGATACATTTGTCCCAATTGCAGTTTCAGGCGTTTATGGTTTCCAGAAACAAGTTCAACGTCAAACCGAACGGGTAATCCCGTTTCAGGGTCGAGGTCCTGAGGATTTATAAAGTTTTTATATCCAAGTTGGAACGATATCATACTATTATCCGTAGTATTGATGTCCCACATATCTTCTAATTGTGATAGAAGGTGCATAAACTCTTCAGGGTTGAGTGATTGAATCTGGTTAGACCACATAATAGCATTGGATTCACGTTGATTTGATTCCGAACTAATAAAATGTGTATCGTCCATTTTCTTTTATTACATATGGATTATTTTTCTAAGTTAATTTTTTTGCATCTGAGATAACATTTTTATAAGAATTTTGTTTTGAACTTCCATCTGTCTGGAAATATTTACCAGTGCGGAACATATGGTATCACCTTCTTCGGTGGCGAGGACCGAACTTAAGAGTCCACCAATATCCATCATATACGGTTCATCTTCGAATTCATCTTCAAAATCATCGATATCCGGGAGTTCACCTCCGACTGTAGTTAAGTCATCTTCTTCAATATTCGATCCAGTTTCAGATCCATATTCTTGTTCTTCAATTTCGCTATTTTCCTCAATTTCTTCGACTGGTTCAAGAATTGTTTCTTCTTGGTCAGACATTTATATGTACCAGGAAAAATAGGGATGGGTTTTTTCGCAGCTTTCACCTGAAATAAAAATCTCAGCCTATAGTACAAAAACAAACAATATGGCCGGTGGTCTCATGCAACTCGTCGCCTACGGCGCCCAAGATGTCTACTTGACTGGTAACCCAAAAGTCACTTTCTTCCAGGCTGTTTACAAACGCCACACAAACTTTGCGATGGAAAACATCGAACAAACTGTCAACGGTACTGCCACGGCTGGTGGTCGCGTTTCCGTCACGGTCGCCAGAAACGGTGATTTGATCGCGGACATGTACGTCGAATTGACATGCCTTACTGCACCAACTATTACTGAAGATGCGTGGATCGCGGAATCCGCGATCTCCACTGTCGAATTGTCCATCGGTGGTCAAAGAATCGACAAGCACTACCAAAAGTGGTGGAGATTGTACGCGGAATTGTACTTGGACGAATCCGCGAAGTTGAACTACGGTAAGATGACTTCGGCGACTATTGACAACGAAAAGGTTTACTTGCCATTGATCTTTTTCTTTAACAGAAACCCAGGATTGGCCTTGCCATTGATTGCCTTGCAATACCACGAAGTCAGAATTGACATCGACTTGGCGTCCACGTACGCTAACTTCGACTCCTTGAAGGTGTGGGGTAACTACATCTACCTTGACACTGAAGAACGCAGACGATTTGCGCAAAAGGGTCACGAATACTTGATCGAACAAGTCCAGCACACTGGCTCGGACTCTTTGGCTGCTGCCGGTTCGACCAAGCAAATCAGATTGTCGTACAACCACCCAGTCAAGGAATTGGTCTGGTGTACCACTGAATCCTCCAACGTTGTCGGTGACGCTAACGGTGTATGGAACTTTACCGACACCGAGGTCACGGTGTCTTCCGCTATGGCGTCGGTCGCCGCCTCTAACGTCGCGATTGCCCCAAATGCCGCGGGTGCGCCAGCCTTGTACGGCCTCGCGCAATTCGATGAAGAAACTTCGGGTCCACTCGACAGCTTCAAGTTGGTCCTCAACGGTCAAGACAGATTCAAGGAACAAGGCGGTAAGTACTTTAACTCCGTCCAACCATTCGTCCACCACTCCTCCTCCCCAATGCCAGGGATCTACTCGTACTCTTTTGCGCTCAAGCCAGAAGAGCATCAACCAACGGGTACCTGTAACTTCTCCAGAATCGACAACGCGCAAGTCTCCATTTCGGTCAAGGGTACCTCGTCTCCAAGAGGAACTGATTCCACCAAGAATACTCTTAACATGTTCGCGACGAACTACAACGTCCTCAGAATCCAATCGGGTATGGGTGGCCTCGCCTTCTCCAACTAAGCGTCTATTAAGCGTTTAAAAATTTAAAAAATAAATAAAATTTACAATTTAAAAATTAAAATTTAGACCAAATTTTAAAGTTTAACACCCAGAACTCGTCGCAATTTTTGCATAACGTTAGGATCCGGAATTGATTTACCTAATTCGTATGAAGAGATAATATCTGTTGATACGTGTATAAGACCCGCGAGATCTTTTTGTGTATATTGTTTTGCAACGCGTGCCCGTTGGATCGTTAATCCCGTTTCTTTACTCACTTTTCTATGTGTACCACACAATTCAGCTTCCTCGAGTTTTTGTTCCGGTGATATACCTGAATACTGACTTCGTTTAGGTAACTTGATTTCTTGACCCATGAACTTGACGTATTTTTCTTTTTCACGTGTTTTGTCGATTTTACCTCGAACAATAACTGGATCCCAATCCATTTTGTTTCAAAGAGACTTAAAATTTTAAGTAGTTATACAAATATAATGAATTTTATAATTGGAATATCGGTAACCTTTACCGTACTTGGTGTTATAATCTTATCACTTTTCTGCCCAAAATCGTGTTGCGGTGATGATACCGAAACTGAAAGATAAAGAATAACGCGTGTACTATATAAATGAAACCTGTATACGCGTTCTTAATAATTTTTGGAAGTGTGTTTGGTTCGTGTATATTGTTTAATCCCGTGGTTAAATGTTACTATTACTGTTTTCCGTATAAAAAGGAACACGTTGTTGAAATATAAAGATTTTATCATATATACTAGTAAGTATGATAGAAGTCTACACAGACGGAAGTTGTCTAGGAAACCCTGGTCCCGGTGGTTGGGCATATATTATAGACGACTTTATAGGTCGAGGTGGTGCTAAGGTAACCACAAACAATGTAATGGAAATGACCGCGGTCGTAAAAGCACTCGAGAAGTGTATAGAATTAGGACACGATACTGTAACTGTATATACCGATAGTAACTATGTAAAAATGGGATTACTCGAGTGGTCGAAGAATTGGGAACGTAACGGTTGGAAAACGAGTAAAGGTGAACCCGTAAAGAATAAGGATTTATGGATACATATGTTATACCTACTACGTAAAATTGATTTTGTTGATATAAAGTGGGTCAAGGCACACAATGGAAACGAAAAGAACGAGTGTGTTGATACACAGGCTCGTGAGTATGCATATTTATTTTCTAAGAAATAGTAATGGGAGGCGACATTATACCAGAACAACATCACTGGTGTCCAAAACAAGAACAACTCCTAATCCGATGGGCCGAAAAGGCTGCCGGATACAGATGGTTACATAATCACGCACGTATGTTTTATAAAAAACAGAACGATTGGTTATCGTACCCATGTATAATCATATCGAGTATTACAGGTGTCGGTGGTTTTGCGGTTTTAAGTCCTAATGATCAAAACATGTCAACCGAACAAAAACAAAAAATTGTTATTTTTCAATACTTTTTTGCGTTTATGAATGTTATTGCGGGTATACTTACATCAATATCAAAGTTTAATAATTCTTCACGTATGATGGAAGCACATTCGGTCATGTCCATCCAATACTCAAAATTCTATAGGAACATTGATATGGAATTATCGCTCGAAACGAAATACCGCGAAGACGTTTTAGATTTTGTGAATAAAGTGCGTTTAGAATACGATAGATTACTTGATGAAGCACCTGATATACCCGGGCACACGATAGATGCGTTTAACGAAACGTTCCCCGGTAAAGAAAACAAACCTGATGTGTGTAACGGGTTAAGTATAATTTCAAATAGTGAACTAATTAAACAAGACGATTCACGCGTATCAAAAGCTATAAAAAAATGGATGACACGTCCAAAAACACCGGATAATCAATTACCAACACCGAGACAATCACTAGATTTAGAGTCTTACCCTTCGTGTGAGGTATAAAGATTAAACTATACTGTATAGTACAAATGATTGAATACAAAGAGTATGTTTTACGGTTAATAAAAGTTGTATTTGGTTTAAAGTTTATGATTGATATATAAACATGATCCTATAGCTCAGTTGGTTTAGAGCGCGGTGCTTATACATTACTAGGTATACCTAAGTGACTTTAGTGTCACAAACGCAACGCCGAGGTCGCGGGTTCGACCCCCGCTGGGATCACGCCTACTTTTTAACGTGTTAAAGATATACCACGTTAAAAAGTAAATGATTAGAGTTTCTTCAATTCCCCTAACACCCGAAAACAAACGTAACCAAATACGTAAGAACATTCTTGAAAATACGTATTCTAAAAAAATAAATATTGCGTTTCAAACGTTCGAGAACCCACGTCTTCAGTTTAGGTTCGCGGAAGCACTCGACGAGGCGTATGAAAAGTGTTACGTTTCGGGAACATCAGAAGAGTGTTTTGCGGCATGGCAAGAAGTTGATGAATTGGAAGATTCAATGATGCGTCTCGGTGTAGAAGTATTTCAAAACTATAGTATGCGGTACGGATCATTACTCAGACGAACATTCAAACTTAGATGGAATGTTCGTAACGTCGAGGACCATCACGTCATACCAAAAGAGTTCAAGAGTCACCCAATTATTGAAAAGGTTAAGTATGATATACACGCGAGTGAGAATATAATCATGATGCCACGTGAAATTGGTAATTTGCGTGAGAATAGACTTACACATAGAGGTAATCATAAAAAGTATAACGAATATGTTGGTAACGTTCTCAATTCGATGGAAAATACCGATATATCCGAACCAGAATTTAAAAAGTTTGTCGACTTTTTAAAAGATGGGTGTCGGTTTCGTCCACAAGATATACCGTGGAACTAATGTGTTTACCAACCAAGCTCGAGATCATCGGTGGTTGCGGTAGGGTACCGTTTCGAAAAGAATTCACGTTTTCCCCAATTACTATGTCCGATTGTACTATTGTGTGTACGGTCAATGTGTAAACAGTGTCTAAGATCTTTATAGTAAACACGCGCCCCTCGGGCAATAATATCTTCGTGTTTCATGTCGACGTGGTTATCAATAGGAAAAAAGTGTTTATAATACTTTTTCATATTATCGACGTGTATGAGGTAACACTTGGTACTCGAAATCCACTTAACGCGTTCGAGACCATGTTTATCCAGCTTTTCCTCATCGGGGTACCGCGATAAGCAATGGAAGAAACACATTTCAAAATCGTCACCTTTCTTATTGATAACATCCTGGATTTCTCGGTAAACACGTTTATCTTTTATAACAACATTATCTTCAAAAATAACGGCATATTTGAGGTTTTGTTCAAAACACCTTTTATAAAAGTTCATGTGTCCCATATAACACCCAATAGCCCCTAAATTGAAATATGTAATATCGGGACGTGTTTTATTTTCATTATAATGGAGTCTAAGAGCCTCACGGTAATACGGAGGGTCGATGATTTTCTGGTACTTTTTAGCGTTTTCGAGTTTCCTGGTATCCGTTCCGTATATAATTTCTAAAGGTATGGATTTATCGTAATGGTTAATAAACTTTTCGCGTCGGTCGGCTGATGTTTCCAGTGTGAGTAGGAAACACTTATACTCAGGTTTTTTCCTGATACGTGTGATTACGAGTAAGAGTAAAAGTACTATTAAAAGTACGATTAGTAACGGAATGAACATTCTTACTTAAAGAATACAAACAAAATAAATACGGGGAGCTATTGTCATATAGTGGTTAGTATCTTGGACTTTGAATCCAATCACCTAGGTTCAAATCCTAGCAGTAGCTGATAACGATGCCGTGGCCGAGTGGTCTAAGGCGCCAGATTAAGGCTCTGGTTCGAAAGAGCGCAGGTTCAAATCCTGCCGGCATCACCGTGCGATAGCTCAGTTGGTAGAGCATTGGATTGTAATTGTAATAAATTATTATAACTATTCGTTTAGTCACTAAACTCCAATTGTCCCGAGTTCGATCCTTGGTTGCGCGACCCCCATACTCGTTTCTCTCGTAACTCAGTTGGTTAGAGTGTGCGACTGTTAATCGCGAAGTCACCGGTTCAACTCCGGTCGAGAGAGGTTTTACAAATTTAGCAAAGGATCGCAGGTTCGAACCCTGTCGCGAGCATATTATATAGTCGAGCTCGTGTGGCCAAGTGGTAAGGCATTTGCTTTGTATTTATCTTTTTAAAATATTACCTTATTTTAAAAAATTAAACATCCCTCAACGACGCGATAAAATTCATCGACGTTCGTTCTTGTTTCATAAAATCATATTGGCTCAACGCGGCTTGAACTGTGGGTATAGGTACCCCGGAGTTCACACAATGCATGACAAACGTCCTCGCAAACTCGACGGTCGCATCCATCACGTATAAGGGATCGTGTGTTTCAAACATGTGACACGCCACGTTTGAGTTTTTAGACCAGTCTGTGATTTTCCCATACGAAATTTGGTTAGCTTCATAGAGTGCCATTGCAAAACAGAACCGGATCGTTTGGAGAATAACGTTCGTATCGTAAAACGTATTATACGATTGGTGTGTTTCAGATAATTTTGCGTATTGACTCGTCATGCGTGATGTAATAGCCGAGTGTATGACGGGTGTTGGTAACCGCGCTTTGAACGTATACTCCATGAACCACGTGGTTGAATTTTTAACTTGGGCGACTTGACTATAGTTTCGAGTCACGTAAAGTTGACTTTTACACCGATCAATAACGGGCCCCGAAACGTCCATGTTCTTAGCCTTATCCATGAGTGAAAGCATGACCGGAACGTTCCCGTTACAGTACGCAAACGCATCACCGACGACTTGGAACATGGCACACTCAAGACCATCAATAACCATTTTAGAGAAATGTCCCGATCCCGGCATGTCCCCCGTATGTTGAACATTTTTAGCGAACGAATAGAATAAGGGTTCGTGGGATCTAAAAATGCGTTTTTGACCTCCGACGAGGAATGCGTCGTTTGTAAGGGATGCACTTAAATAGTGTACGTTTTTGTTCGAACACTCGTTTTCGTAATACATGCTATGTTTATAGTGTTCGTGCGTACAATTAATGATCGTATCTTCAGGGTCAGACCATTCAAGAATACGAGTTAAGGTCGGACGAACGTCTTTTACGTTTTTACACGCCGTAACAATAGTTCGAGGACGGTCCATGTTTAACATGAGGTCGGCAACACACGAATGGTTTTCGGCGTTATACATGTTCAGTTCTTGTGAAATACTTTGGTTACACGTGTGAACCTTATTAATTTTTTGAACCCCGTTTGCAATTTTTAATGTGGGTGGGGAAATACCGACGATACCAAACGACATTTTATTTAGTATTAAACTGTTCTTTTTAACCCCAAACTCTCTGCATATTCGATTGTATAGCCCACGGGTACCGCATGTTACCATACCCAATAATGTTATACGAATCAATACCGATACGGTTACATTTGGTACACACGTCAAAACTATCATCAATGATCGAGTCTAAGGCAAGACTTCTACAGATTTCATGTTTCTCAATTTCGTGATCCGTATAACTATTGGTCATGATAAGATCATCGAAGGTATTGGGGAACCAGTATTCGAGCCACTTTTCAGTCTGATCACGTGCGTAACTTTGTCGACCCGTAACGATATACATTGTATCGGCGTGTTTGCGTAAATACCCCATCTGTTTACACACACCTGGGATAGGTTTAAGTTTCGCGAACGCCTCAGATTCGTAAAAATCATGGACCATGGTACGCGATTGGGTTTCGGTAATATCGAACATATCTTTATACACGTACGGGTACTTTTGGGCGGTCGGCATTTTGTATCCACGGAACTTTGCCATAGGTTTAACGAACGAGACGAGGACTTCGTCGATATCAATAGCAACTCTTTTCATTTGTGTAATATAATATATTTATTCATAATCTCTAAATACTATCCCGATTGGAAACCTTGGAATACCAAGTTCCGTCAAGTTTTGGAACCTTACGGTTAACATTTTTCCAAAATACTTCTCTTTATTTGAGTAAAAATACTCCCTTTGTTCTATCGTTCCTTCGGGTCGAGCACAGAATGTACTTCCATTTTCCGTTTTACAGACCCATACGACGGCATTTGCATCTCGACCATGTCCCGTCTTTGCGTCGACGACTTCGTATTCTTCCGTCATGAAATCCTTGAACTTTAACAAATAATTACTTCGTTTCCCGTTTTCATAAACACTCGACGATTCGCGAACCATGGTACCTTCATAGCCCTGAGAAACAAAATTCTCATGGAACTGTTTCAAACACGTTTTCTTACGAACAAGTTTCGTTTCGACCGTGACGTGATGTTTACACCTTTCCTCGAACGGTAAATCGGGACGATTCACATCGAAATAATCAAAAACGTAAAACTCGAGTTTTTTCGGGTCAGTTTTAAACAAACTTGTAATTTCCTCAAACGTTTTATTTGGATCATAACACTCACCGTCGAGGTATTCACCATCCTTAAGACCTTTACCGAGATACTCGGTTCCCGGAACGAGTTTTCCCGTACGTGAAATCCCACCTTTATTCGAGACGAGTAATCGAACCCCGTCAAGTTTCGGTTGGACGTAGAACGGTTCCGAAATATACTTTTTACGATCGTCCCATTTATTTGCCAACATAGGCATAACATCCGGGGTTTGTAAATTCTTCCAAATAGTTTTTGCTCGTTTCAGGGCACTTTCGTACCCGAGAGGAACGTGTGTTGTTGAGATAGATTCTTTACCATCAACAACACCAGTTGCTTTAATAATATTGGCGGTTCCGTCCTTGAGTTTTTCAACTCGAACGGACGTGTACCTTTGATTGCCGTTTTTATCTGTTTTAAAAATTGTTTCCATTATAGTAGTAATATATGAGTAGTGTTCCACCAGTTGTAGATTATAAACGAATGGAGCGACTTAGGCCTCCACAAAACACGGTTATTCCCATAAACGCAAATACTATTTGTATTTTCATAATACTACTATCTATTATTGGTTTGTATAAGAGACACGTAGACTTGAAAAACCCCCAGACCCGAAGGGTCTAATCAATCGAATGAACGACATTATACTTGATACATTCTTGTGGATCTAAATACATATCACGTTTCATAATTTTCTTAAATTGTTTTTGGGGTATAGTTGTTTTTTCCTTATACGTTTTTGTAATCATATCCATGAGTTTATCACACGATTTCATTTCGTCTTTGAGTTCCTCGTATTTTCCCCAGAACCCATTTGTAGATATTTGGTGGATGAGAACGTGTGCATTCTTACCTATACGACGTTCGTGACCACCTAAAAGGAGAAACGTGGCGGCGGAACAACACACACCTTGTGCTATGGTAATGACCTTAACACGCGATTTTTCTATAATGTTCATTGCACTTAACCCTGCGAATAAATCACCTCCTTCGCTACATATATGAAAATGTATGACAGGTTCGTACCCTATGAGTTCGGCTTTCTTTTTAAGAAGATTAATTTCGAGTTTTTTAAAATCTTCAATAAACTCGAGAATATCAACATCGGTAATTTCCCCGTAATAGAAAATTTCGTTACCGATGACTCGAGACACTTTATATTCTTCTTCTTCTTCTGAAGCTGGAGTAGTTGTATTCATTTAGTTAATTTAGACTATCTTCTTTAATCATTTTTTTGATTTTAGTAACCTCCCGTTGTTTCAGTTTGTTCTGTAAACCAAGGTGGTTCATAACATCAAAATCTTGTGGTGATAAGTTATACTCTTTAAACTTCGAGACGTCACCTTTTTTTGCATACTCTCGTAAAAGCATGAATTCATGTTGGTTCATATTTGTATGTGAACGTACTTGTATACTTCTAATTTTTTGTTCACGCATTTTCTGATTCCCATATTTTGTCCATGCACTCCCCGGGCGTATTGTATCGGGTTCAATTAATGTGTTACGCGTATATACTTTTGGTATTTTCATGGCATATAAAACAAAATAAGGCATGAAATCCCATTCACCTTTATACAGTTCTGTATCGAAGGTATCTGCATTTATTAATGCATTCATAATTTTATCGGGGTGTTCCGGGTTAGCCCCGAGATAATTTTCGTGTACGGCACCCCAAATATGTCCATGTTCATGTATAGTTTCTTCTATATCTACAGTACCCGGTTTACAAAAGAAATCTTCAATAATGTCTTTTGACGATTTAAAAATATCCTTTTCGTCGCTATATTCAAGGTAATTAAAATAGTTTCCTATATTTCCTTTACACTTTTCTGACGCTATTTTTGAACGTGGGTGATTTTTATTTAACCACTGAATAGTTTCTGGTTTACGTTTAGGTAGAAATACAAGTTTAAAATTGGGTAACATGTGTACATTTTTAGACGTAACGATTAATGGTTTTTTTGTAACCCGACCACCTTCGCATATGGTTTCCACTATACTTTTATATGCAGTATCGGATTCGTAATCGTCTATATAGGCATACATATTTGAATTTTTTATAGTACTTATGAATATATCCTTTTTACGTAAGACTTCATCGTATATTTCTATACTATTTGTCTCATCAAGAATTTTATTAAGAACGAATGTTTTTCCGACACCAGCCGCACCACATAAAAATATATTCTTACCATTTTCTAACAGAGACTTAATTTCCTTTATTTCGCGGTCATGGAGCGAAATACGATCAACCTTTTTTTGTTTATGTATTGTAACAAAGGCATTCATGTCGAATGATAATGAAGATGCGGATCTCGCTACTCAGGCGTTAGATATTATTATGGAAAATAATACACTTCAAACGAGAGTGATAGATCCTTTAAAAAGGAAACTGTTTCCTTACTTGATGTGCATTACAGTCTTTAACTTTACGCTATTTATTATGGTGGCGTATCTTGTGAATCGTCTTTCGGCGATTCTGTAACAACTTCCATGAGTTCTGTACGTCTACGCAATTCTTTCATGAGATCACCTTTCAAACTTACGAGTCCCTTATCTTTTAAATCGGATATTTCATTCTTACGTTCTTGTACACGTTCTATATCGGCTTTAACAGCTTTTTTTACTCCACGTATCTCATCAAGTTCTTGTTTAAGTTCTCGTTTTGCGACACCCCCTATGGCATCTTTTAACTTCGTTATAACTTTGTTTTCCTGTATAGCTTTAAATGGTATTATAGGTTGTATATGCATAATTTCGGGTTTGAAGAATGCGTTATCATCTGGAAATTCCTTTTCAAACGCATCTATCATTTGTTTGGGTACGTTCGGTGATTGTTCAATAAGTCTATCATATTCGGCGCGCATATTTTCAATCATATTTGTACCGTTTAATGTTCTTTCCGAAAGTGGGAGTGTAAGTTCGAGACGTATTGTTCGTGAAATTTTACCATATTGGACAGAGGCAACGCGGTGACCTTCCATGAGTTCATTAATTTTAAGAAATTGCATGATCGTCGTCGCAATGGCAGTGATTAAATTTAGACCACCAATAGCCGAAGGTACAAATGGTTGTACGGAAGGTGGAAATGTTTCTTGTGCAAAGTTAGCAGTACCTGTAACTGTACTTACAATTATGAGTGGTATAGTAAATTTCATACTCAAATTTTTGTATGAACAATACGCTTGGTAGTGCATATACCTATAACACGCCGCGGCTTCACCCCAGGCCTTTAGTATTTTCTCCTGTTGTGGGTGCCATATTTTTGGAAGTTTCTTTTCTTCGTTCATATTAATAGATATGAATATTATATTTTTCATTCATTTACTCCTTTTCATAACAATGTTGGTTGTACCATTCATGAAGAACAGACAGAACCTTGAGTTTTATTCACTCCTCGTTCCATTCATATTTTTTCATTGGTCGGTTAATGATGATACGTGTGCGTTGACTCAAATGGAAATGGTCGTAACAGGAAACAGTAAAGATGAAACATTCTTTGGACGTATTATGGGACCAATATATAAAATGGATGATACAGAGGCAAACAATTTCTTAAAATCTATTTTCTTCTTTCTATGGCTACTTGTTCAGTACAGACTTGATAGGATCGATTTAGAACCTCTTCACGAACTTAGAAAACAGTTTGTTAAATAATGTTGGTATATATAAAATGAAGATCAAAAACAAAACACAACAAAAACTATTATTTATTGCGTTAATGGTACTCATTACTGTAATTGTGTATCAAATACGTAATCCTATTGTCGTTAAAACGAAAGTTCATGTACCCGTAGAAGTACCAGTTCAAGTCCCGGTTCAAATACCAGTTGAAAGAGAGTTTAGAAACCCCCCAATTAAAGAGTATAAACCGGGGTATGTCCAACAAATGGGTGTTCTTGTAGGATCTGATGAAGAAACATTACCTTTATATGGCAAAGAAGTTAGGGGGCGTCGTGATCAGTATCATTATTACACGACAACACCAGGTGAACAAGTGTATCCACTCCCAGTAACTATTGATAATCGTGATTGTATGGACGATATTGGGTGTCGCGAACTTTATGGAAATGAATCTGTTTCTGTTTTAGGACAAACAGGTTCATTTCAGGCGAAAATGTATAGAACGGATAACTTTTTTTAATTATTTTTTCTTTTCGTGTTCGTATTTCTCACCTGCAACGGCGTTGTACGCGCAACTACCTAAAGTCGCTGTTTGCGAACTCATGCAGCAACACGCGAGAAGACACACCAATACTAAATGAGGTGGTTTTGTTGGTAACATTTTAAGCATGGTGGAAGATGGTCTGTATACTAAGAAAAAACAGAACAAACAACATCCAATTGTAGAAGATAACTGTACAGGTGAACAAGACATTTATATTAAGTAAATAAAATTATATTGGTTAATATAAATGAAGATCGATTTGTTAAAAAATGAAGCAAAACGTATTGGTCTTCGCGTAACTAAAAAAATTAAAGGGAAACGTGTTCCCCTGAGTGAAAAAGAACTTAAGATGAAAATTCAAAGACGGCGACAACCAGCTTTGGAAATCCAGGTTCGAAATTCAAAAAAACTTATACGAACGTGTAAATCACTTTTACGAACAGTGGAACCAAATGTTCCACGTGTTCGTCGAGTTTCTCAACCCGTTGCACGCGCACCACCAGTACCACGTGCGCCACCTGTCCCACGTGCGCCACTTGTCCCACGCGCACCACCAGTCCCAACTAGAAGAGATCCACGCGCAAATTTAATGACTGCGTTAAAAGCAAACCTTAAACGTCGTGGTCTTAGAGAAAAGATAAATCAAACTTCTTAGATATAATCTTTTTCGCACCTTCAAATTCTGGGTGACTCCATAAAAGCCATCTCGACCAAAATCCCGCGGTAAAAAAACCTGTTTTCGTCCAGTTTTCTTTATCACTTCGAGTTACATCAAGCATATTTTTATGAATCAGTTTAGGATCGGTCTGTTTTTGTACCATACGAGGAACAATCCCACCGTGTCGTGTTACGTATGAACGCATACGCAAAGGGTTTTTGTGTATCGTGTAGTCCGAGTACCCCCTTGCCCCAAAATCAACTATTTCCCCATTTTCAAAAGTAACTCTAAACTTTTTATCAATACGTGGACTTTTTTTTAAACGAACACGCATATATAATTACTGAATATATTTTTCACCACGTTTTTTGCGTCTATATAACACAATTCCAAGTGTGAGGGATATTAACCAAGCTTGAAATTGTGATATACCATACGGTTCTTCAACCATAAACATTTATAGTATATGTTTATTGTTTATTTTCTAATTTAGCGAGTGTGTAGTGGTGATACATATGCATTAAACTTATAATCAAAGAAACGATAACAGCTGGGTTATACCTAGCCTTCTTGTCAAGAACGATTAATACAACCGAAGAAAGAACGATAAAGGCTGGTAAACTAAATAATCCTATTTGAACATTGGTCAAACCAAGGAATCGCTTTTCTAATGTGTTAACTTCTGGTGTTTGTACTGGTGCGTATTTTTCAAGTTTATATCCTGGCATTTATTATATATACACAAAAAAAATGTGGTTTCTTATGATACCACTTATACTGTTACTAAACGATTATTGTAAAAACCCTATAGATAGACTCTATTTTCAGAGACCTTTACGACCTCTGGTGGGTATACGAAACTCACTCGTAGACTTATTTTTTTATAAACCACATTACTCAGTCGACGATTTTACAGGACTTTGGCGGGTACAGAAACACTTTTTTGATATAAAAACCGAATACGACGGGTTACACGAAAACGCGCAAAAGTATTATTTTCACGACCTTGATCCATGGTTTGAATATAATCAAAATTATTATTACTATAAAATACACGATTTTCCGAAGTTATACGCATTTTTAAAAACTATACCGTGTGTTGATCATGCCATGATTGCGGTCATGGAAGGATCGATGTCTATACCAGCACACCGGGCCGAAAGCAATTTAAAGTTACGGTACCACTTAACACTCGAAGGAACGAGTAATCTTATCACGGAGTTTGATATTCATCAACATAAATCCGGTGAAGATGTTCTTTTTGACCACTCACGGTACCATAGTGTTGATAAAACTGATGAACAAACGCGTGTTGTTCTTATTTTAGATATTAATAGATTCTAAGATAAATGTGTTTTATAAATTTCCATGTATAAAATAATTCTGTCTTTATCCGATTGATTTTCTGCCCAATGTTTTTTACGGGCATTCATAATTATATGTTTACCATCTTCTTCTGTAACTTCACCTAGATCTATATGATGAAGTATACAGTTTTCCGGGCATTTAATACCTAAATGATATGTAAAAATATAATCATCACCTACATAATCAACATGTTCGTTAAGTTTTACACCTCCTTTCATTAATGAAAATCCCGCTACATGTATACCATCGATCGAAGATAAGAGTTTTGTTGTTTCGGGACATAAATTACAATTACTCGTAATGAAATTACCACCCCATATAAGTGGCCAACTTACCCATGATTCCTGAACATGATCTTGTCCACCTTTCAACCATCCACATTTACCGTCTGTGTATAACATCATAACCTGTTTTAGATATTCGGAACCAACCCATTCACCTTCTTTACGAGGATCGTCTCGTATGAAAGTTTCTGGTAGTAAATTTACTTCCTTTTGTAAAATATGAACGTGATTTTTTAATTCTTTTAAATGCATTGTTCCTTATAAATGTTTTCGACACACCGCTTTATACATATCGTGATCACCAACAAGTTCGAGTTCATCATTTTGTACGATACGTTTTGTAAAGGGTCCATGTGTTCCATCCATACACACCATACACATCGCCGATATCTTAAACACTTTATCGGCGAGAGGTACACAGTCTATAAGTTCACCAAACTTTCTCTGTTTATAATCACCATCGAGACCCGCAAGTAAAATCGTTTTACCCGAATCGAGAACCTTTTCAACAAACTTTTTAAGACCCGTAAAAAACTGAGCTTCATCCATAGCTATAACGTCTGCATTTGAAAAATCAACTTCATCAAGATTATTTGTTTTTATACAATCGAAACGAATATTATCATGGGTACGTAAAACGTCTTCGGAAGCGCGTGTATCCTTTTTAGAGTTTATAACGAGAATACGTTTACCTATAACTTTGTACCGCTTTAAACGCCTGATAAGTTCGGACGTTTTTCCCGAAAACATGTTACCCATAATAATCTTAAGACTCATTTCTAATTATACGTTACAATATTTTAAATGGTTTTAAAGAAACGACTCTTACATTAATAAAAAATATGGAAACACTTAGAATTAAACGATTAACTCTCGAAGCAACTTTACCGACACGCGCATCGCCTGGATCGGTCGGGTACGATTTGTATAGTATGGAAAACATGACGATCAATGCATGTGAACGTGGTATTGTAAGTACGGGTATTTGTGCAACGATCCCACACGGTGTATATGGTCGTATTGCACCGAGATCTGGTTTAAGCGTAAAACACGGTATTCAAACGGGTGCCGGTGTTATTGATCCGGATTATACGGGTGAATTGAAGGTTATCTTGTTTAATCACGGGAGTGAACCGTTCGAAATTAAACAAGGCGATAGAATCGCCCAACTCATTTTGGAAAAGTGTGAAACACCACTTATTGAGGAAGTTGATGAATTAAAAGAAACAAAACGTGGTGAACGAGGTTTTGGATCTTCGGGTAAGAATTAACGACTGAAGGAAATACCATGATGCGAAATACCAAATTCTGTATCACACATATACTTATCTGGTATTTTATACTGTTCTAATACTAAACTTATTCGTTTTTCGGTATTATTTTCACAAAAAAAGGGTTCAACAAGATGATTTGTATCACCCCTGAATGTTAATTTTCTACCTTGTTTTGGTATATATTGTGTTTTAGTTTCTAATCCACCTCTTGAACCAAAAGGAGATAAATATAAATTACCACCTTCACAGTTTTCTGGTATATTTATATATAGTATAGTTGTACATACTGGTAATATCATTCGTTTAGTCCAATCCTGTATGTTTATACTATCATCATAATGTCCCGTTATCTGATTATACTTTTCTGAATTATAGGAATTACTTAGTATAGCTGTATTGACAATATATGCATTTGTACCAGGTTGTTTTATCCTTTCAAATATTTTATAAATTTTTTCTAAATTTTTTTCTAAAAACATTTTTTTAGAATCTTCACTTGTATTAAAACGAATTATCGTGTTCTTCCCCCAGTCATTATTTAATAGTTCGTGTTTTAATATATACTCTTTTAGGTCTTTACATTCTTCGGGTGATAAGAAATCATCCTGAATATCGATAAGGGGAAATCCATATGGATGTGATCTCTTGAATGAAAAATAACTGTCTTCTAATTCAATATTTTGATTTACGACATATATTATTAATATTATTGAAAATATATAATATAACACCTTATTCATACCTTATATACATGTAAAAATTAGTTACCAAATGCGATACCACCCATACCATTCTTAATCCTGAGAATGTTATAGTTGACCGCATACGCACGAATCATATCAATGTCTGCATTTGTAACAGAACCAGTGTAATTAATATTTATCCTCGCATTATCGATTCTCGAAAAGTTCAAGGTACCCGTTGGTTGAGACTTGTTCATGGTAAGACAGAATGGCCACGTATATATTTGTTCCAAATCGACCGTAGTATTAAGAATCGAACAATGTCTCGATGGAACAACGTTTCTGTGGTATTCGTGTGTCATATTTTCAAAGAGTGGGAGACCGTTAATAAACATAGACGCGTCTGTCAACGTGTATGCCGTAGTCGATTTATTACCCGCAGCTATGTGAACGGCTTTTACTGGATGATTAAAGTATGTCAAATCAATCGACGTATCGGAATCAGTCATTGGTTGATATTGTGTTTGTGTAATGAGAAGTTCATGTTCACCCTTTGCAAAGAATTCGCGTTCGTCTGTGTCAACAAACACGTACGAACCGTATACCTTTGGTGAAGATCCCAATGCAAGTGTACCATTTCTACACTTAATTCTAATTTCAACTTCGTGGTATTGAAGACCGACAAGTGGTAAAGATTTAGTCCAATCTTCACTGAAAAAGAATGGAATTATGTAACTACCGACCGAAGCATTAGCACCTTGGTCTTGAGTTGTCATGGCACACGACGCTTTCGCCGAAGATTCGTTATATAACGTATTGTGTACGGTATTAATGAAAAGTGTATCCAATTTTGTAACTTCTTGACCACCAATCCACAAAGAGAATTCAGTTGGCGAAGTTTCACTCGCTGTCGCATCCGAAAAAATAGAGGCATCGTTATTACGACTATTAATATTGGCATTTTCAATCCACACGTAACTCAAGAGATCACCTTTAGATCTGATAGGAATGGAAACTTCGTTTCCCGATTGGAACGTCCCGATATAATCCATACGTTCTGGTTTTATCGAAAAGTTTGTGTGACGTTTATAGTTTTGTCTAAAAAAAGAGACTTGAGGATCGCCTGTGATATAGACGTCCTGGGCACCGACTGAGACGAGATCGATCAAAGCAGCTGACATATTTACTACTATACTATATTAAAAAAATCAGGCGTTAACGTAATAAGATAAAAATGGTCGTGTTTCAAGTACTGACCTGGGAAACACAAGACACGGAAGACGAACACTTGATTAGTATTTTTGGTAAAACTAACGAAGGTAAGTCTGTATGTGTTACGACCAGTTTTACACCATACTTCTTCGTCAAACTCCCGAAGAAAACATCGCAAATGGATATTCGTAACTTATATACAAAGATTGATAAAACGTGCCCTGAATGTCTGATAAGTTACGATATCGTTCAATCTAAAGATGTTTGGGGTTTTCAAAATAATGAAAAATTTATTTTCATGCAATTAAATTTTAAGAATCTCGCGGCGCGACGTATGATAAATGGGAGACTAAAACGTACATTACCTGATGAAGCCATGAAATATAAAGTATATGAATCAAACTTAGATCCTGTTCTGAGGTTAATGCATCGAACTAACATTCAATCAACCGGGTGGATGGATTCTGGGGATGCATGTGTACGTTCGCATTTAGCAAATGTTAATATAGACCTCTTCTGTAACGACTGGAAAACACTTAAACCGGTTGATATTCCTGAGACTGCACCATTTGTAGTGGCGTCTATTGATATTGAATGTAATAGTTCAACAGGTAAGTTTCCTGATGCAGACGTAAAAGATGATGCATGTTTTCAAATTGCTGTATCACTTATACAGTATGGTTCTGATGTACCGTACGATAAAACGTGTTTTTGTTATAAAAAAACGGATTCGAATCTAGACGGGTGTACAATTAAGAGTTACGATACGGAACGCGAAATGCTTATGGCATTTAAGGAGTACCTTATGGAAAAAGATATCGATATCATAACTGGATGGAATATATTTGGTTTTGATTTAGAATATATAATGAAACGTGCGGTCATGACAAATTGTGATCAAACTTTTTACGAAATGAGTAAAATGAAAAATCATTCGTGTGAACTTGTATATAAGAAGTTATCGTCGAGTGCACTTGGTGATAATGCACTTAAGATTTTACCTATGCCTGGGCGGTTTATTTTCGATTTGTTCCATGAAGTTAAAAAGGGGTATAAACTCGATTCGTATAAACTCGATAATGTTTCTAAGTTGTACCTTGGTGATAACAAAATCGATATGCCCCCAAAGGAGATGTTTGCGCGTTTTGT